AACCTCCAGCGGTTGCAAGATCAGTTGTGCCAGCTACAAAAGTAGTATCAGCAAGATTGATAGTTGCAGCTAGTGCTACTTTCCAGACATCTGTACCAACATTAGTTCCTTCTAATAAAGATTCAACGCCAGCGGTATATTTTGTATATACAGATGTTGCCATTTTTATTTCCCTAATTTATCGGTAAAAAACATACCCTGTGATCCAGCTAACGCCATAACTAATGCTGTTATAGCTTGTGATTGTTCAGGTGGCATATTATATATCCCAAACGCTCCTAGACACCATATTAATCCTCTAATGGTGCTACCTTCACGCAATAATTCTTTTAGATACTCTTTCATAGTTCACCTGTTATTTGATTAATAAGTCAGCTTCTAACTGTCGTCTTTTAACTAAACCATTAAGAATAGTTCCATTACTCTTATTCCATTTCTTGATCTCTGTTGATGCAGCAACCCAGTTACCTTTATCAACCCTTAGTTTTAATGTTGATTTATTGTAATTCGTTATGCCTAAATTATAAACAAAATCCGCTATTGCAGCTTGTTTTTCCATGTTAGCAGTTGCTAGTATTGGTGAAGCCTTAATCGCCTCATTAAAAGCCTGTAATGCGGTTTTAATTATATCTTCATCAGCTTGGTTTTGAGTCCAAGTCATTCCTTCTTTAATACCTTTAGTCTGACCATACCCTAGAGTCCATACGCCTGCGGCGCATTTATAACTGGTAAGTTTGCATCCTTCTGAATCTTTAATTAACTTGATTAGTATCTCTAATGCACTCATTAACCTTTACCAAATATATAAGCTATAACAGCAAAGATAGCACCGACAGCAAATACAACACCACCAAAAAAACCTTTATTGTTTGCAGAGTCTTTTTTAAGTTCATCTAATGCTAAAAATATTCTATCTGATCTTCTTCTGGAATCTTCCAGCTCTTTGTGTAGTTCTTGGGTAAGCCCTTCAATCTTTTGTTCTACTTTTGCCACTCTACAATTAAGGTCTGTCACGATTCCTTACCTTTTTTATGAAGTTAAAGTTATATTAATGACAGTACCAACTGCTACTTTTGTATAAGCAGCTACACTTTGAGCTGTAACTAGACCAGTTGTTAATGTTACCGTTCCTAATTTTAAACTTGCCGATAATAAAGCATTGGTTGCTTGTGCAAGTGTCATTCCTATTAATAATGGAGTTACTACTAATGGTTTAGCTCCTGTTTTTAAAGATAACCGACCACCGTCTGGATTTTTCTTACCAACAAATACACTACTAGGTAACTCTAAGAACTTTTCCATTAGTGACTACCTTGAACTAAGCACATCTTCCCTTCTGTTGACTTTAGAAATCTATTCATTTCTTGACCTGCAATCTGACTGTCAGGACTGTTTAGATCGTATCCATCTCTTAGTGCTTTTTCAAACATAATAAATGGTATAGATGCCACCATACGCCCAAATGACTCACCACTTTGTTTACCTAAATCATGCAATGCGCCTTGGTTCTTTCTAAGTTCAGCGTTACGTTCTAGTATCAGTTTTTCAGTTGGCTGACTTGTTTTATGAGTTAGCGTATTACTGTGGTTATCAAAAAACATTTCACTTTTGATTACGCTGTCCATATATTACACCTTTTTTAAAAATTCTGATAATGCTTCAGCTTCTGCTATTGTAACTTCTCCTTCAGCATTTGGAGCAATAACACCACTCTCAAAACTAATTGGATCAGTCCAGATGTTTTTAACTTTGACTGTTTTTGGTTTTACTTCTTTTACCACTTCTTTTGTTGTAGCCATGTTTATTCCTCAGATAAAAGAAAGCCCACCTGTTACAGTGGGCTATCAATATTAAGCAGTTACAGCAGATGCAATAGTAATATCACTAATGATTGCGTGTGACTTCTCAGTGTTACAAATCAAAGTCCAATCAACAGACATTTGACGGTTTTCAGCCAAACCAGTTTTAGCCAATTCTTCAGTTCTGTAGCCTTTTAAGTAAGATAAAGCTAAGTAAGAAGGATCAAGAATAAACACGTCAGCAGATACACCAGATGATGAATAAACACCAGTTGTAGAACCAGCTGTACCAGTGTAAGGAATTTGTAAACGGTTTGGAACTAATTTCAAAGTACCAAAGTCAGTAACAAATACATTCACAGCACCCATAGCAGTTGCAGCAGAAGCTGATTTGCCTTGGTCACTCATTAATGTTGCTACACGAGCAGATGAAGTGAATAAATATTCACTGAATCTTCTAATAGTGCCAGGAACTGACATCATGATGCTTGGATCACCACCTTGAGAATATACAGATTGAACTGCGTCACGAACTAAAGTTTCAGTCAATGCTCTAGCAGTACCATAAGTACGTTTCAAAGTTACACCAGATGATTGAAAACCACCAACTGCGCCAGTTGCACCAACTGAAGCATTAGTAGTCAACCAAGATGGTAAACCACCAGAGTTGCCAGCAGCAGAGCCAGTGTCAGCAAAAGATGCTTGGTTGGTCAATGCAATAGCTTCAACGTCACGACGCAACTCTTGTTGTCTACGCATCATTTGATAAGACAACTCTTTAGTACGACCAATCACATCAGAAGAATCTGCACGGAAAGATGTACGAACAACTTTAGTAGATATTTGGTGATGATTACCAACTCTTAAGCCAGTAACAGTGTTGTTACCAGAAGCATCTGAACCGTCAATAACCGCATTGGTTAAGTTAGGTGCAGAAAGCGCATCAGTAGTCCATTCTTTGTATGGATTAGATGAAGTTTCAGTGCCTATTGCATCAGTAAATGGTAATGGAATTTTGCTTATGTCCCAGATTTGGTTCATTACATCTTCGCGGATTAAACCGCCACGAACAACACCTTTAAGTGTTGCTGCGTCTAAATTAGCTGTACTCATATCGATACCCTTTTAAAAAAATTAATATAATCCGCCAAGCAACTCTGCTATGGCATCAGTTTCAGCGTTACGTTTTTGATAGCCATTAGAAGATTTTGCAATCTTTGTTAGTTTATCAAGTTTAGTTACTGATTTAGTTGTTTTACCTGAACTCTTTTGATACTTTGGCAATTGTACATCAAGTTTAGTTTTAACATTCTTTGCACTTGAACGATATTTCATGGCATCTTTTACCACTTCTAACATTCTAGCATCTTGTATGCCACCAAACTCTTCTGGTGAAAAACCATAAGCATCTGCTACAAATTCAGTCATATCTGCTAAAGCCTTTTTAAATACTTCAGGTTTTGCCCATGAAGGATTTTTTTCTAAAACTTTATCAGCTTGTGCTTTTATATACTCTTGTTGAATAGCCTGTTGTTCTGCTGTCAACTGTTGACCAATGCCCTGCATTTCATTATTTACGGCATTTGAGATTTGTTCAATCTCATTGTTTCGTAAATTGAAATCCTGAACCATTGCTGCATATTCACCAGGGTTATCAACTCTGAGTCTATTCCAGTCTACATCTTTATAGCTACCCATTAAGGTATCTTTAAGATGCTGTGTCAGTTTATTGACTGTTTCTATCTTGCTTACATACTCATTAGCAACAGCATTCTTAATATTGTCAAAATCTCGCCTTTCATCAGCAAGTTGTTTAGACTTATTAGTATTGCTTTTGTTGCTTTGGTATCCAGCAATCAAGTCTTTAACTCCAACTGTACTTACCTTTCCATCAACCTTTACATTGATTCCAGCTAAGTTACCTTCTTCGTCAAGGACTACATTTTTTTCGTCAATGCCAAGGGTATTTGCCCAAGTAACATCTTCGTCAGAATCAGTTTCTTCAACGTCATCTGTTTCCTCACTATCTGTATCATCTCCATCATCTTGGGTAGAATCGTCTGGTTGGGTATCAGCCTCCTCTGATTCTTCAATTTCTGGTTTTTTAACAGATTCTTTTTCTGGTTCACCTGATAACAGGTTAGCAATTTGATCCACCATATTTACGCTTCCAGCTTCGCTTGATAGCTCTGCCGTTGAAGTAGTATCTTGGTCTGACATTTTTAATTTCCTTTTTGTAGTTGAGCTAGTCGCCCAGTTTCTATATCTGAAGTTATATCATTTTCAATAATTTGTAATGCCTTTTGTTGAGCCTTTATCAATTTTAAACTTTCTATATCATCTGTAAACAAAAACTGCCTGTATAAGTCTGCATTTTTATTAATAATATAATCAGCTAAATAAGTTGAATAAGCCCTACTTGCCTTATTTCCTAACTCTATTTCATCTTCAACCGTCATACATATTGTTCCTGTTCTGCTCATAATTAACATCTTGAGATGTATTTGATGATGCCTCCAACTCTGTTAATTTAAGTGCTGTTTGAGCATACAACTGGTCATACTTAAACTTTATATCCTCTAAATCTTTTTCAGCTATCTGCACCGCCTTAGCTTTGTCTAATTCAGCCTTTAACTGTTCCAACTGAATCTGGAATGATTGCTTCTCCATTTCACGTTGATGTTTACCTAATTCAACCTGTCCTTTGATAGCTACATTCTGCATCTGCGCTTCTGCTGTGGTTGTTGCTGATTTAGCTAACTCTGCTTGCATACGCATCTGTTCAAGTTGTGCCTGTTGCGATTCTTGCTGTTGTTGCTGTTGTGTTTGCTGAGATTGTTGCGCTGCTTGCTGACCTTCTGGACTTGCTGGATCAACAAAATATTTATTAGCAGAGTCTAATCCTGAGAACTTACAGAAGTCATCTATAGTGGCATATATCTTGTTAGGATTAGTAAGCGTTTGATTTGGCATACTCATAATCTTTTCTTGCAGTAACTGAACCTGTTGTATGGCTGCAAGTTTTGCTCTAGTGTCTCCAGTTCCAGTTCCAACTCTCACTGAACTTCTTGTTCTTTCTTCCCATTCAGATGGATTAACCTTGACCCACTGACCACGAAACTTAAAATCTTCTATAGTATCAACATGCATGGTAACAAGATCACGAATCTTATTACATAAAGGCTTAATTCCAGTTTCACAGATAACACGAATAATTAGACCAACCAATTCTTCTTTGGCGTTCATCATTCGCTCAACACCTTGTGAGCCAACTGCATTTCCAATATTTTCAGGACTTGCCGTACCATCTGCTGATACACCAGTTCTTCCTGCTTTTACTTCATCAAGATACTGCATCATACTAAATGCTGCATCGCCAATAGCAGGCGTTTGCAACGGCATTATTGCATCAGTTCTTTTTACTCGGATTAATCCACCAGGTCTTGACACCAAAAGATCATCAAGATTTACTTGACCTTCAAGAACAACATTGCGCTGATTGTTTTGCAAGTACATGTTATCCATAATATTACGGATAATTGCTGTTTTATTGTCTTGGATAGACTTCAAACGATCATAGATTGATAATCCTTGAAACTTGTGTGACATCAATATCGCTGTGGTGCTAATCCAAGGCAAACTATCTATTTCTTCCATGCTTAAAATAACGGTTGGAGTTTCAACTCCTGCAACTGTTACTTTCATTAATTCAGCTATTCCATCACCATTGACATCAAGCTTTAGATAACACTCAGTAACCTCTACTAATCTGTTAGCATCATCTGAACTTAATACTGATGGAACTTGTGTTGGTTCATTCTGATAGTTAAATCTATATGCAGACCTAAGCAAATCAGAGCTAACTAAGTCTTCAATGTCTTCATCTTTATAACCTTCTTCTCTTAGGTCAGAGAGTGTTTTGTTGACAATATGACATGTAAATCTAGCATTAGCTAAACTGATATTGTTATGTTGCGTGTTGACTCTAAATTCTTCAGGAGCAACAGGATCAATACAAATCTTGCCACATTTCTCAGTAACTTTAATCTTTGCATTATAAGTAACTGGTTCTGGAACCAATGGATCATCAGATGGATTTTCATCGGTTGATAATTCTAACAACTCACTGTTGCTATCAGCTAAAACAAACGCTAATTGATCTTCTGTAAGTCCTGAATAATTGTAGGTGGTTATCTTTTCATCATCTTCATAATAAACTTTCAACATTCCATTGCGTTGCATAAGCGCATCTTTCACAAATTGATGAATTAAAGTAAACCCATCATTTTGCTTCATCAATACATCATATACATATTCTGATTCAATTTGCGCTTGTAATTCATCTCCTTCATTGACAGGATCAAAAACCACCACCTCATTATTTTGAGTAAATGATTTCATAATCTGAGGCATTATCCACTCAATAGCATCAGCAACATCTGTTGATACCAATGAGCTACGCCCTTCCTGTTCATTGCCTAACGGAAGCCCAAGATAATATCTTAGCGGTTCTTCTAATGAAGGAGATGAAGTTGTACTTATATCAGCATTAGCCATTTCATTCTGGATAATTGCCAATATCTCTGAATCATTCATTTTAGCCATTATTAGCAGCCTTTTTTCTTACCAGGCATCATTGGAGATGGAGCTTTTTTTGATTTAGACTTAGCCATTTTTAATCCTCTGTTATTAAATTACACCACGTTGTATATATGAATAATCTAATGCTCCAGAACTCCAAGAGTCATTAGTCATATTCTGTTCTGCCATTGCAAGATACCTAAAGCAATCTGCACCATGAGAGCTGTCATCATGTAAAGGCGCACCGAATGTACCTGTACTTTGATTTTGAGTGCGTCTGTAACGTTTTATTTGGTTAAGTAATTCAGATGCTTTATTGTCAATCCAAACTCTACCAAACATCATCCTTGCCATCTTAATTCCTTCTTCTATATCTTCACGCCCTAGCACATTAACAGTACGACCTAACGCCATTAATATTTCTTCAGTAGACTTTCCAGACTTAAAATCTCTGCTTCTGCCATCATGAGGAATATAATCTGTGCCGTAATTGTAACCCTTTGATCTTAATTCATCAATATAACTATCTAAAGTACGATGTGAATCTTCAATATAGTCGATAATCCTAACTTCACCAGAACCTGAACGTTGCACCATCAATATAGACATTGAATCGTTCCAACCTAAGTCCCAAACTGTATGAACCTTTAACAATGGATCGTATGGAGCATTACCAAGTCTACGTTCAAGATGAAGTTTAGTTATCTCATTAACATAGATAGCACCTTCAACCGCAGGTCTGCACTCTCCGTCCCAAACTGTTTTGTATCCTTCAGGATCACGTTTTAACCAGTTTAGTCGCTCTTTCTCAAGTTCATCAGGAAACCAGGGATTATCTGAATAATTGCATTTTATAACAACAGCTTCTTCATTATCTGTCAATACAAATCTTTTATACGTTTCATCAGTATCAAGTTCTGGATTAAAGGTAATCCATATCTCGCTACCAGGCTTTCTAATTGTTGGTATAAGAACGTCCCATGATTTTTTTGTACAAACCTGCGCTTCCTCAACCCAGCATATGTCAACACCTTCAAAAGACTTTAAGTTTGTAATGCCCTGTTGACGAATACCTGCAAAACTAAATTCAGAACCATTTATGCCAACTATCTTTGTTTCAAGCACAGTAAACATGTGTTGTAAACCAAGCATGTCAATCTGATCTTTCAGCAACTTATGCACTGACTCTTGTATAGACTTTTGTGTTTCACGAGCGCATAGAACCCTTATTGGTTCATTAACTGCCTTAATAATTAATGCTCTTGCACAACTCCAAGACTTACCTGATCCACGTCCGCCATAAATAACCTTGTATCTTTTTGGCTTAAACAGTTCTTTTAGGTTAGGAGGAAACTTAGCCTTAATCGTCGCCAAACGAAACCTCTATCCTGTGGACTATTGCTCCACCGTCTGCACCAGTTACAGTGTTATCAGTTCTTGCAAGTTTTGGAACATGATATTCAATAACACTTTGGAATAACTGAAAGGCACGTTCTGGATTTGTTTCAGCCACTTGGTCAAGCCATCCAGTTAATCTATGTGCATTGCCGTCAACAAAGTCTGCTATTGCTTGTCTTGCTTGTACAGTTGCAACATTTTGCACACCTTTTTGACGACCACCTGTTTTTTCTCCACCTGCTCTTCCTGCTGTTGCCATATCTAATTTTGTCTGTTTCAGACAACTCCTTATCTTAAAATTAGTTATTAAAAATACTGACTATTCCAATTAATAAACGCCACCTTTGGTGACTCACCATAAGCAACTCTGTCTGCACTATAGCACTTCCAGTAATTGCCAACCCATTTAATCTTTGGTTTTATAGCTATCTTCATCTGCCTTAAACCTTCTTATCTTCTTTCTATTCTTGTTGCTTGTCTTTAATGCCATTAACTATTACCTTGTATGTACTGGCATATCATTCTCAATATACCTTTTCTCATTACAGTTTTTACCATAACACCACTTTTGTTTCAAGCTATACAGCATCATCCAATTTGTATGCTTACATATAGCAACCTGTTTTGGTGCGCTAAATAAATTTATAGGAGGGAATCTCATGCAACTTTATCCTCCTGCTTCATATCCTGCCAACGTTCGAGTGCATCAATAGCTTCTTGCACATCTTGTTCAATGTCCTTTGCTCCTCTATCACCAGCACACAAAAGCTTCTTAATTGCATGTTGCAGACATGGATCAGTAACACCATACAATGAAAGTACACGGTAAACATCAACAGCATTTAAATGAACGGTATTTTTAAAATAATGATTGTATGTATTTTTCATATTTTTTTGTTTTCTACCCAAAATAGATGACTCTCTCTTTTAGCTTTTAAATAAGCTTCATAAGCCTCTTTTGCA